TAACACACCTTCAAATGCTATAGTGGCATTGGCAATTAGTTCATCTCTATGACCCACTACATAGTCACTGATGTTATCGCCAGCCCAGAAACGTTTGTTATCACGTTTCATATTAAAACGAATAGCATCTGCTAGATTGGCTTCTTCATATCCGCCGTCGTCGGCCATTGCGTCTACTGCTGTTTGTTTATCTGACATTTTTTCTCCGAGTTATAAGGTCGTGGATGACCAGTCTTGTTGCTATTGTAAAGGTTATTTAGGTCTGTGTCAATACGTTTAGAAGATTTTAAGTGTAAGACTGGTATCGTCTGATTGTTTACGTTTACCAGAATAAGTTCCTGGAACCTCAATTGATTCGGTAACTGTACTGTCTAGCATGAAGTTGGACCAATCGGCTATGTTTAATTGACTGTCGGGTTTGCCTGGAAAAGTTCCTCTTAGGCCGATACATACGCCCGTACCTAAGGTAGTAAAGCAAAGATACGAAAACGGACTGATATGACAAAAGTCACCAATGATAACACAATGGCTAATTGCCAGATGATTGGCCAGGGTACAATGATCTCCGACTACAACATCATCGTACACTACATTGAAGTTGTTGACGAAGGTATTGCGTCCGATCTTGACATTGTGCCCAATGTGCGAGTTGGCAGCTACCGCACTAACCCATTTGATATTGCGATCGGCCAAGGTGTCTGCGATTTGTTTTTTAAAAGGTATGCTGGTAACAACGCCCATAAATTGGTGGCTGTCTATCCAGGTTTGATTCTTTGTTGCAACGTCTTCCAAACTAAGATGCTCACACGGTCTAAGATCTTTAAAATAGTTGTATAAAGTGTGGTTGTGAAATGTGTTGCCTATAAAACACAATGGTAATCCATGATCGTGAATAATGCTGTATTGCATTAACGATTCTCCTTGCGATCGTATGCACCCACTTCGTCGTCAAACCAATATAGACTACGATGCGGTGGACTGGTAGGTGTGGCATTGCTGTTGAAATAAAATAAACGTAGCCCGTCACGACTTATGTCTTCAGGACAAGCAATCGGTTTAGGATGCCCGTGTACTAACTTTTCATTGTAGTTCCAAATCAACAGACGATTAGGTTTGGGCTCAATAGTATGCAGGCGATTCTTCCTTTCAAAGTCCCAAAATTCTAAACCACCGCCCCACTCGGGTTCCCAAGTCCGGCCTATGTATAAAATCATGCTAAGACATCTATTAAGTCCTAGTTGCTCATTCCAGTTGAAGTCTGTGTGCAGTTTAAGACTGTCACCCGGACCACAACGCATGAGTCCTGCGCCAATTAAGTGTGGATCTGGAATTAGTTTTTTAAGCCCAGTGATATCTTCTAACCAGTTTAAAAATTCACGACTGTTTAGATTCAACACTAGATCTCTAATGTGTGGCGAAAATTTAAGATTGTTGCACTCGCGCATGAATGAACCATTGCGGGTAAACTTGCTCCAGACATGTGCCGGTATAGTTTCTATTTCTTCTTGTATGCCTTGTAACAGATCTTCTGGTAAAAAATCATCAAACGCCAGCCAAGGTACCGGAGTGCCGTGACTATAGTCTACAGCATAATTTTTTGGATCGTACTTGCTGGTTATGAGATCTATGTCAATCACGAGGTAGTGTTCCGGAGTATAGGTATTTTGCAAAACACAAGCGATTGGTGTTACCGCCACGATTGTATTTACTAAACTCTGGCCCACCTAGACCAAATACCACACTCCGGCTGGCTGTCACTCCTAGTTGTTCACAAAATTTTAGCTGTGTCTTGCGCCAAGTTTCAACATTGTAATCGGCTGTGCAGGTTTTTAGTAGCTGTGATCCTACAGCACATGCTAATCGATTGTTATAATTTGTTTTGTTGTGAACCAACAAGGAATCGTCGTCATCTGTGCGTGTAAGGCGCATGCCTATACGCAAATTTGCAACTGGAAAACTTTTGCTTAGGCTAAAGGTAATATCGGTGATACAAGGCCGATCAAAGTCAAATTTGATGTCTTGACATATACCAAAAAACGCACAGTCGATCAGGACTGGGATGCCAAGCGCATCGCATTGATCAAGTACGGCCATAGTTTCAGGATGGATGTCTCCGGTATCGCTGAACGGCATGCTGACTACTACAGCATCACCTGCGGCCAATGTCTCATCTTCAATGTACTTCCATGTGGGAAAATAGTTGCGCCAGGCCGCTTGATGGTACATGTATTCACCGCGGAAACATCTAAATCTACGAGTAGAATTTTTGAGATAAAACTTGTCAAATGATTCTGTGGTACCATTACTAAATGCTGCAATAGGAAATTGATCTAAACCTGACAGTTGGTTAAGTTGGCTGGCCCGAATCCAATCCTGATACTCGGATAAAAAATTATTTTGAATTTCTAGATCTTGTAAAAATTGTCCTTGGTTGGCCTGATCAAAAATAATATCATACACAGTAGACAACATCTCAGGGTCAATTACACTGGATGCTCCCCCAAAATTCAAGGTCTTGAGGTTGTTCATTGCTGGTTGGATCATCGATTATACCAGGCCCAGGCATGAGTGACCATATCTTCTAGACCAAATTGTGGGCGCCAGCCTGACAAATTTTGAAAACGTTCTGCGCTGGCAGTCAACACTGCTGGGTCGCCTGGTCTTGCCTCTCCATGTAACATGGCAATGTCTTTACCAGTAACTTTGGCTGCAGTTTTAACCACTTGTAAATTGCTATGTCCCTGACTGGTTCCAAGATTGTATACGCCCGGCACAATATCTTTTTCTAGTGCTCTAACGTGGGCTGTAGCCAGATCCTCTACATGGATATAATCACGTACACAGGTACCATCTTCAGTGGGATACTTGTCGCCGTAAAGCGTAAAATCTTTGTTTTCGATAACAGATTCTAACACACGGGCAATGATGTGTGTAGCACCAGGCTCTTGCCCGTGTCTAGCTTGGCTGTCGGCACCACACGCATTAAAGTATCTAAAGCTGACATAGTCTAAGCTATAGGCCCGTTGATAACTGGCCAACATCCAATCGATCATTAACTTGCTTTGACCGTAAGGACTAATAGGCTCGCACGGATCCGATTCTTCACACGGAGTCATGATAGGATCACCGTAGGTAGCAGCACTGCTACTAAAGATAAATTTGATGTGTGTTTGTTTTTGGTCTACTAGGAAGTCCAGCAAGCGTTTGGTCTTGACAAAGTTGTTTTCGTAGTATTCGCTGGGATTCATTAGACTTGGACCAACCAGGCTGGTGCCGGCACAGTGTATGATGGCATCCGGCTTGAACATGTCAATTGTTGCTAGGCCAACATCGCTGGCAAAGTCGTGAGTACACCACCAGGTGTTGGGCAAGTTCACCAAGCGTTCTGGCGGAGCACGACGATCCACTCCTAAGACTTCGTGTCCGGCATCCAATAACTTTAATACAGTTTCTCCGCCAATGTAACCAACAGCACCGGTTACCATCACTTTCATAGTTCGATCTTCCTTACTGGGTATTTGGCCTGGCTCACATGGTCACGATAGCGATTGCCTGCACGATTCCAAGATTCACCTGAGCCCTCTAAGATATCTACAATGCGATCTACAGTGCCATTGGTCCAATCACTGATCAAGCCCATGTTGTGATGTGGCTCTTCTAGCAACTGTTCTAACTTGGTGTATGCATCGTCTATCGACCAAGGGACATAAAGCCTGTTTGGATCGTCGGCAAAAGTCTCAGGAAAACTACGATAAGCGGGATACAGCACATTACAGCCAAGTGTGTCAGCTTCTGAGACCGTGTTAGATACCCAGTCCTGTAAAGCACAATTAAATAGCACACGACTATCGTTAAGCAAATTGTAGTAGTCATTTTTCTTCAAGTTCTCATAAATTTTGACCTGGCCTGCTGATTCCAACATTCTGGCACGAGTCACATAGTCAGGATTGTTACTGCGCAAAGGACCACCCTGCATGATAGCAAACTCAATGTCCTTGTGACGTCCTTGACTGTGATACATATCAATCAGATCCATAAAGAAACCGGGTTGTTTTTCTTGATCAAAACGTGCCGCAAACGCCACACGAATTTTTCTTTGTTCAAACGGTCGAATATTTTGCGAGCCACCAATGCGTTCTAACACTTCTGCCTTGCCAAATGCCAATCCTGAAATATTGTAAATAGGAGCAGTCCAACCGGCAATGCGCATGTGGGCTACCATCTCTTCATTAGAAGCTAATATACCGGTGGCAAATTCATTAACCATTTTCTCATAGAGGCCCATCCACTTAGCCATACCCCATACATGAACAAAGTCATCAGGATCAATGGCCTGAGCAAGACAACGAACAAAAATACGGGGACGCTGAGCAGGATCGACTTGATCAAGAATATAAGGCAAGCTCTCGATACCGGGTTGAAACATGTCTTCAAAGTAGATAACATCTTCATTAGTAACATCTCCATTACGCATCATTTGAACCAGGTTCATCATTTGACTCATACCAAAGTAGCTGCGGCCGTGTGCATCTAACACCTGTCCTACACTGATACTTTGAGTGTTGTCAATAGTAGTTCCAGGAACAACCACATAGTTGATACCACGCCGTTCAAATACTCTAGCGTTCCATTCAGTTAATTGTAGAGTGTATCGGGCTTCATACGACTCTAAGCCCATGTAGAATAACTTACGCACGGCGATATCCTGAGAATCTACGGCTGTCTTCATCCCACATGTTCTTGGCATTTTTGCCTTGGCTGAACTTGTTGTACTGTTGCCATGCATAACTCTTGAAGTTGTACACATCTTCTTCTCGAAAGCGGTAGCCATAGTCGACGCAAAATTCCAAATACTTGCCAAGTTCTTCTTGTACAGCCAAAGCTCTAGGGTTTACACGCGGTTGGGGTTTGCCCATGATGTTTCCTTTAAATTACGATTAATTGTGTTGGACGAGTAAGGTTATAACTAATGGAGCATCCGTTCTCGCCGTCTTCGGACACTTCGATTACTACATTACGACCAGGATAGCGATCGGCTATCTGTATATATAGGTCATCGGCGATCATCTCGCAACTTTTCCAGTCTAGTTCTAGAACGGAACTCGAACCTGAATACAGTGACTCACACCAGCGTTTGAACTGGATAAATTCGATGTCCCTGTCATTGTGGAACACATCGATTGACACCCTGAAATGAAAGATATGGCGAGGAGGATTAGCAAGGAACGCGACATCATACTCTCCTGCTGTATTTAATTTAGGATCAGTTGCGGCAGCAGGATAGCAATGAATGCCTTCCTTGCGGAATGTGACCCAGATCTGACGCTGGGCGGCTTGCATCACACGTTCTGCTGTTTCTCTTTCTGCTTGTATCATTTTTGTAATAGTTCCATGGTTACGATTTTACCGATTGATTCTGCTAGATTTTCTTCAGGAGTCACAATGTGTAGTTTGACGCGATGGTCATCCTTTTTGGGATCATAGTAGCGTGTTTCAATCACAGTGCCGCCATTGACCTGTTGCACTTTGAAGTTGATAGGATCTGGAAGATCAATACCGCTGTCACTGCAATCTTCTATTTCGTCAAAATCACGAACGGCACGCGATCCACGATTTCTACCTATAACTTTTATTTCAGCATGCCCACCTACTAGGAGGTTGAGCAAGCGTTGTCTTAGCCAATTTTTCATTTTATTACTTCGTCCTTGGTATATTTAGACCAGTCAGTGAACAGGTCTCGATTTTGTAAGTCATGCAGGCTGTGGCACCACACTCCGGGATTTGTTGCTGCAAAATCTTTGTCATCGATTTTAATAGTTGCGTTGTAGCCATACTGTTTGATGTAAGGAAGTTTAACACTGATCATTGGAATAAAGTTATGAAACTCTACCAGGGCACTTTCTAATAAGCCTTCTGCTTGTGCATGATCCAGATCCAGCGTACATAACCATCCGGCTTCTAAACAGTCTTGAACCATGACTTCCCAATCGCGCCAGCCATCGGCATCGTTGGTATCCAGTGCTGGAAAACTTTGATTGGCACCAAAGTAAATGTGTTCGCAATCGTTGTTCTTTGCTTCTTGCAACACAATTTGCGGATCTTGTAGACCTACAACAAATAATGTGCGTAGGCCAAAGGCGGCAGTATGTTCTACTTCGGTTCCTATAAAGAAACTTACTTCTTCGTGCCCTACTCTAATCATTTTGTTCAGTTGTGTAATGGGTTGAAGGATTATGGTCTTGTTTAAGTTTAACAAGTTGCGTCTTTAATTGCAACCTTTGTTTCTTCAAATTGTTCAATTCGACATCATCGAATACACCAGTTGACTCCAAACCGTCAATGCGTTTATTCAGGGCCTGATGCGCTTGTTCTAAATGATGAATTCGGCGTTCCCAGGTCATGCGGCCTCCAAGTTGTCTAGTTTAGATTGATCAAGTTCTACTTCATCCTCGTTAGCACCATGCGATGGTTCTACTTCCTCAAACAAAATATTGAACATGGGCCGACCGCTCTTGGCTTTCTTGCCTTTGAATCCTCTTGTACCAATAATGTCCATCCAGTAACGGTCGTAACTTTCGATGATAGCTTCGGCTTTGGCACGATCGGGTGTGGCAAATATAGCGTCCACGATGTCGTGGAAGTACTTGTGATCACCGTTTTCGTTGCGCATCATGTAAGGATATTTGCCAGCATCATATTCACGATTGGCACGCTGGACTGCTTCGATGTGCATCCAAACATTATGACCCATCAACAGTGCATAACTGAAGCTATCCCAACTTGTCTTGCCTTCCTTGCCAATCTTGTTCAACATGCCAGGTTGATAGTAACAGATGTCTTTCATTTGCAAATGCTGACTGATTGGACTTTCGTCAAAGTGATCGACCAGTTTATCTTGCAACACCGCATCACGATAGGAACGTGTATCTGTTGAATATTTTTTGTCATCTGCAATGGGACTCATGCGATAGCACCATTTACCTTCGTGTGGAAGATCGATATGATGATATACCTGTCCATTGGCTGTGGCCAAGAATGGACTGGCACAGTCAAAAGATATAGTAAAGCTAGGATTAACATACTTACGCACAGCACGTTGTATGTCTGTGAGTAGGACTGCCCACTCTAGTTTACTTGTACCCAAGAAGTGCATCCAATCGTGTAGGCCTTCTTGTAACAGGCCGTCATGTCTAAGCGCCACAAGTCTACGCAAGATCAAGTGTACATCACACATGTTCTGGCCACCCATGGCCCAACCATCAAAGTGTGTGTCTGGGTATTTCACAGGATCACAATAGTCTTTCATGATCTCGTACCAGTCGTCAGCGTTCTTGTGATTGTCACCTTGTAGAACGTTTAAGATCTTAGTACCACCATTGGCCTTGCCCCGGCGATTGGCCATGAAGTATTCGTTGTTGAATTTGGTAGCATCGATGGCCTGCTGTAGAGTTTTAATTTTACAAGCATCTGAAGCCTTTTGATCATGAATCACCCAGGTTGGAATATCCAAGGTCATACAGTAGTCGCTGACTGTGTCTAGCCAAGTCAATACAGCCTTGCGTTTGGTTTCGGCTTTTTTACAACCTGAGCCGGCTTTCCAATCACCTTCCCACAGGCCTTTGGCAATCTGGAATCCGCCTGAGTCACCTAACATAAGTGTTCCTGGCTCGCGATTACGAACCATGTCTTCGGACCAGTCTTGTTTAGTAAGGTCTAAGTTGGCATGGCCGCCCGAGTATAACGACCACCGGTATGGAAATAGACCTTTGGAACTGTTGAGCCAGTTCATCATCTCCATATCTTTCATTTTGGCGGGCATACGAGTTTTGGGATCTACGTAAGGGCCGTTTACAGGGTCTCTTTGTTTGCCTATGTAGGTAGCATAGAAGCCACTAATAGCTGGAAGGAATACAGCGTAATCATTTTGCTTGGCTGTTAAGTTATCTTGTGTCATTTGATCCAATGTTGTGCTAATACCATCAAGCTCAACCAAGCCCACATGGTGTTAAATCCTACCAGGGTAGGCAAGGCTTTTTTACGGCTCGCCCAGATAAGTGTTACGCTGGTCAATAGTGTTAGGTAGTAAAGTTCCCAGATCTGGATACCAAAGATTAGTCCAGGAATAATGATGATGGCTTTAGCTACCCAACTAACAAACTCTACTGTGTTGTAATTTGTCCAGTATTCTTGTGTAAACAGCATCAAGTAGCAGTCACGTATGTTGCGCCAACCGCTGTGGGTGTAACTGATCGCTATCAACACTGTCCATATACCGCAAGCCAGTAGAATTTGATTGGCAGTCATTATTTGGTCTGCGCAGGAAGAATGTAGTTGTAAACAGCTACACCTGAATCAACAGTGATCTGCGCCGCACCGTCGTCACTGATTTTAAATGTTTTGTCTCCGGTGAGATCCAAGATACTGATAACTTGTTTGATTGGCCAAGACCATGTACGCTTGAGTGTGCCGGTTACACCAGGGTGGAATACAAAGTTGCCTGCGTGTGTTGAATGATCACCAAAGAAAAACTTTAAATCGCCGTTTTCTGTCTTGGCTTGGAAGTTTACTTCTTCAGCATTGGCACTGGCCTGCATCTTGAGTCGCTGAATTGCTGCTACAGTTGGTTCAAATTCAATGTGCCAGTTGACGCCTTTGAATTTAACAGTCTTGGCTTTTTCTGTAACAATTTCAGAACTCATGAATCTGTAGTTGTTTTTAAAGTCGCCTACTGCATTTTTAAAAGCAATGCCATCTGGCTCACCTTTGGCATTTTGTGTGATACTTAAATCAGCACCTTCTTTGTACTCGTTCAAGTTCAACAGCACTTTTAACTTGCCCAAGTTTGGCATACCAAACAGGCCAATAAAGTCTGCTACCGGACCAGCAAATGCGCCTTCGACCACCACGCTACGATCTTCAGCAACACCAAAAATCTGTGTTTCGGTATTGCTACCGGTAATTTTAACCAAGTCGATAACGCCTAGGTCATGTGTATGTTCTACCAAGTCTAATAAATGATCTCTCATGTGTAATTCTCCTTATGTTGTATTGTACAGTGTTTATTTAGATTTTGCAACTATTTTGGCATTATTTTAGCCATTACTTGTCCACCACGCATGGTAGTTAATTTGCCAGGTTTGTGTAGTTCAATCCAGGTCCACGGGCCGCCATTGTTAAATTCAAAACCTTGTTGATATCCGACAGTTTCAGCCAAGCTACGGATTAGGTAGCCGGGTGTATAACAAGCAAAGTTTTGCTCAACCAATTCCACTGCCGCGCCACGGTCGCAATCGTTGAAGGTCATGAGCAGTACTCCGCCTGGTCTTAATTTGGTGTAAATTTCAGTCAGATATTGTCGTATCACATCAAGTGGTTTGTAGTTGAAAAAATTATAAACCAAACATGATAAAAATTGTTCATTTGGTATCTTGTCCAGTATGGATTGATCTGGATTTTCCTGAATCACATAAGGCCGCAACCGACGTTGATATGCGTCCGGAAATTTATTGAGAGCTGGTTGTAACAACTGACGATGCTCATCAATAATGTAAAGCGGATCTGTGGATACCATGTGATGGATCAGCTCACTGTTGCCTGGATGTATAATCATAGCTGGATAGTGCCAATCAGTGTAGCGACGTACTCGACCTATTTGTAGTTCCTTGGCTTCATCACTCAATTCAGGTACACGACTTAATATGCCGTTTAGTGCAGTATCTCGCATGGCTTCAATATTTTTGTCGGCACCCCTGCGTAAAATACCGTAGTCATCTCGATAAGTGTCGGCACGATATTCGTTGAACCCGCGTAACATGGTATTTTGTGTTTCGTACCATTGATAGCTTTGTTGAAACAAACTGGGTTCTTGTCGAGTTATTTCATTTCGCACATGTTGCTTGAGGTTGGTCATGTAATCGTCAAACTGTTGAACAGCCTGCATTACAGCACCTTGTCGAGCACCGATCACTGTTGAACAATCTTGAATCTGTAGCGGATGATTTTGTACCACATGCACTATATCACTCAACGTAGTATGAGCAGTAGATTGAACTGGGTCAATAGAAAATCTTTCTAATTGATTAAGATAGTGTACAAGTTCGCTCAGTTTCATATTACCACTCAAATAGGGTTTGGAAAGTGTTTTCTGTGTTGGTAGCAGATTTTAGATCCCAGTCCAATACACTCAACAGGTTATCAATTTTTTGATCAACTACTGTAGTTTCCATTTCAGCATCATCAAACGGCAAGTCTTTAAACCACTGTGGCAGTTGTAACTCGTCTGTAGGATAACCAATCGACGTCCAGCCCAAGGGATTCTGTTTCAACTTGCACACAATGGTTTTCATACCGTCTACAATCTGCATTGAATATTTGTCACTGTTCATTCTACGCAAGTTGTTCCAGTTGATTGCCGCACGAACGTGCCCAGGCATGTTGGCTTTGCCTAAGCGTTCTTCTTCTTTGGCATACTTGGTCAAGTTGTTGACACGCTTGGGTGATCCTTTTTCCCAACCCGGACGCTCTTTGAACAGGTATTTGAACTCGCGAATTTTTTCAATGATCTCATCACGTGTAGCACCAATCAACACATCGTTGAGAATTTCACTCAAGAACTCTTGGATGACCTTGGGTGTATCACTACGCTTCAAGTCCAGACCCATGGCTTTGACCTTGCCAGGCGCACCGTGTGTGTCTACCCGCTTGTTTTCTTTGTCGTAATACATGACAGCATAACGTTTCTTGGTAATGAACAAGCCCTTTGAAGCTACAATTTCACGACCGCCCTTGATTACAGATCCCATCTCTCTGGGCACATGAAACGCCTGTTCCATAAAGCCCGGGAATGAGTCGTTAACTTGATCAGCAATACTGTTATAAAGTTGAACAGCAATCTCTCGGCTCCACTGCATCTCGCCCTTTTCAATTGATTCTTTAAGAACAGGATAGGCTGTAAAGTAACACGAGTCTGTGTCACCATAGATGATTGCATCGCCTACGTGATCATACTTGCCTGTGATGCATTCGTTTACATAAGCATCCATGTGACGGGCAATCGCACGACCAGTAAGAGTTGTGGACTGACCAATGCGCTTATCAAAGAAACGGCAACCAGGATTAAGAATAGCACCATAGAGACTGTTGAGGTTAATCTTTTTAACAAGTTGACGCTTGTCCCAATATTCTTCATCTTCTGCATTTTTACATTCCTTTAGTCGGGCCTGCATCTCTTTACGTTCTGCATACCAACGTTTTAGTAGCCCTGGAATAACTGCTTCTTTCTCGTAGGTAAAGATTGTGCCATTGGCACTGAGCATCCAAGGTTGATTTGAATCAAAAATAATTTTCCATACTTCAGCAGCACTATGAACTGATTCTTCTCCATCTTTCCAGTCAATGGTGATTTCTGTTCCAGGCTCTGTAGCCATTACTGCTTCATATTCTAAACTGCCGAATAAGCCTTCCCATGCCGCGGCAAAACTACTACCACCGCGTATCTTGTCTTGAATGTAACGATCAGTCATGATAGGACGTAGTTGTCCTACAATGGTCTCTGGTCCCATATTCAATGCGCGAATTGCCGACGGATATAGACTGTTGATATCTATTGATCCTACATATTCATGGATGCCTTTGCGTGGATACGCAACATAGGCACCTGCGGCTTGTGTGTCCTCGTCTGAGTAACGTTCTTTGCGATTTGGTACAACCATACCGCGCTCGTGTGCTTCATTGATAATGGCCTGCTCAGTCACAGCCACAGCACCCATAGTGGTCTGTAGTAACACTGTGTTTTCATGCGCCAGGGTATTGGCCAGATCTAAGAATTTTAGTTTCTTATCCAACTTGGCAAGAATCATTGTGTCTTGTCTGTTGTACTCAATAAATGTTTTAAAGTTTTGGTTGTACAGTTGATCCAATGTACCTTCAAACACTGTTTTGCTTTCGCCCAGTTCGTATTCAGCAATAGCATCCAAACTATAACTGTGACGTTCTTCATATGTGTACTTGCGATACAGTTGCATATAGTCCATATGCACACGACCAATCAAATCATAGGTTTCGTTCTCAGCACCAAAGCGTTCAAACATGCGTTTTTTAGGATATTGATTCCATAAACAGAATCTACGTGTATCGTCTTTGCTTAGAACTCTGGTAACACGATTTACTGTGTAGGGTATATCATAGCCCTCTGAGTTCCAACCAGATATGGCATCGGCATCTTCGATCAAGTCCAGGAATGTTTTTAACATTTCACCCTCGTCGGTGAATATGACAGTGTTTTCAAATTGGCCGGCAATTTCTCTCGCTGTTTCTTCACTCATGTGCTTGGGCGGGACAACCAAGGTGACCATTTGCTCGAGCCATTGCAGGTAGACACTAATAGCAGTGATAGCATTAAATGGGTCTGTGGTTGGGCTGAAGCCACGCTCAGGGTCAAAGTCCACCTCAATGTCAAAAAATGCTACATTTAATTTTGGTGCGTCTTGCCCTTTGTAGTTGTCCTCAAGGCATCGAAACACAGGATTAATGTCAGACTCAAATAACTTCTTGCCCGATTGTATCCTAAGTTCCTTACGAAACTCTTTGTTGTTTCTAGTTGAAAATCTACTTACTGGTGTGCCGAAGATACTTTGAAATTTGCCGCGGTTGTCTTCGTAATAAAAAATATAGTTGGCCGGATACTCGCAATACTTACGCTCGCCATCTCTACGCTCAACTACATGTATGCGATCGTGTTCACGATCAAATAAGGCGTCAATGTACATCGTTCTCCTTGTGGCTTATGGCCCACTGACCTTGATTCATGCGCCTTACGGGAGCGACTCGCTGTTGTAAAAACAGTACTTATAAAGTTTTACCTACAGTGGTCAAAATTGTTTCCAACAGTTCATGATCCTGTTGCTCACGACCAAACTCGGCCTTGTGTGCCAGCTTGATGGCCTTCTTAAGGATGTTGGGTTTGATATCTAATTCTTCGGCAATGGCCTTGATAGTGTCATTGAGTCCGCCGGTGAGTGTTTCAATCTCCAAGGTAACCTGCATACCTTCGTTGATGACCTGGGTCAGTTTGGCCTGCTCGGCTGTGTTAAAAGTTCTGTTGTTAGACATGTAAATCTCCTTTGAATATGTATTGTACAGGATTTTTTGGCAAAGTCAACATTTTAATTTGTCTTGACCAATCCGCAATAAGTATTGATTATATAGTATTTTCCAAGACATGTCAACAATATTTCAAAGCACCTATCCTATCCTAGAAGCCTGTATGAACAAAGGGTCCACTTTGGAATTGGCCTTGGCTGTACATGCCGCTGGCGGTTATCCTAGCCTGTGTTCTTGGACTTACAATGGTAAACCCGAACTGCTGCAACGCGATTTGGATCGTTTTGTATCGGCTACTGGATCCAATCGCATACACATCAGTTTTGAACTTGACGAATACGAGTCTGATACAGTTTACCAAATAGTTCGATCGCATGGTATTCCTACTGTAGAAATTATCTATGGAGATAAAAATACATTCCGCCCGACCAGAACAGAAGCAGAACTGACCGAAGATGTGATCAAGTTACTGACTCCAATCAAGGCACTCGGTACCCGAGTATTCAAACGCATATACGATCCTGTTGATCAGGCCACAATGGACCTGCATCTGTTGGATGGATTCTGTATCAAGGGCGCCGAAAGTGCCGGCTTTACTTCCTATACACCGATCCGAGAAGTGTTCTTGCGTCAGCGTTATCTAACACCTGGTGCTATATTGATTCCTTACGGCGGAGTAGGCACAGCCGAACAGGTCCGAGAATACATAGACATGGGTGCAGAGATGGTTGCGGTCGGAACTGTGCTGGCATTGAGTACAGAAAGTTCTATGTCTACAGAAACCAAACTGGCCGCATTGCAATCACAAAGCACGGACCTAACACAATTTACACACACAGTTGGCAATGTTGAACGCAAACAAAATACCTTGCAATTTGAACCTTACACAGGGCCAGACGACGCCAATGGTACCATGGGTCTACTGCGCGGTCTACGAGGACGAGAAACCGGACATGTGTATTTTGGGCACGGAATCGATCATGTGACTGAACTGCGTGGTTGTAAAGAAATTATACAGGACCTAGCATCATGCCTGTAACTCGTACAGAATTAGATCTGTTGCAACAAGCTGGATATACATTTGAACAACCGTGGCAAGTGGTAGATCTATTTGAAAAGAAAATCGCAGAATTCTTTGGAGCACCTTATGCTGTGGCCACAGATTCTTGTACTCATGCCCTGGAATTGTGTTGTCAGCTGCATGGTCGTAAGAAACAAAGTTTAAAGGTGCCTGTACATACTTACATGAGTGTGCCCATGATGCTGGACAAGATAGGCCAGGCCTGGCAATTTGTAGACAGTACCTGGTCGGAACAATACAGGTTAGATCCTTTGCCTATTGTTGATGGCGCAAGGCTATGGCGTGCCAATTCGTATGAACCTGGCACCCTGTTGACACTCAGTTTTCAATTTAAAAAACACATTGCCATTGGTCGTGGCGGCATGATCTTAACTGACAACCTAGCTCACTACACACGCCTACAACGCATGGTGCGTGACGGTAGAGATCGAGAGCTATTATGGGCCAACGATGATATTGCTGAAATTGGGTATCATTACTACATGACACCCGAAGATGCTGCACGTGGTATCTTGTTGTTTGACGAGCTTGCTACAGTAGCGCCAGATAAACTATGGACCTGGCAAGACTACAAGCCCTTGACTGAATTCTCAGTATTTAAACATCGCTGATACGTCTAGCCGTTGATCCAGCATACCGGCCAGCCTGGTCAATATCTTTAACCACATTACTTAGGCCCATGATTTCCACATGGTCTGCAATAGTAACCTTGTTGGTCACAGTGGCTTTGATGTTGAATACACAATGATCACCTACAATGGACTTGTCAGAAATAGTAACACCAGGTCTAGTAATACAGTTGCGCCCTACACGACTGTAGTGCCCAATTAGATTGTACGGGCCAATCACACTGTGCGGTCCAATTTTGGATCCTAAGGCTACAATAGTAAATGGAAATACAAATGCGCCAGCACCAATATCAGCAGGTGGATTGGTGCCTACCAAACTGGTATCGTGTATAACTGTGACTAGATCCAAGTTGTTTTGATCTATCAAATCAATCATGCGTCTACGTTCCGCTAGGTCTAGAGTCACAGCCACAATGTATTGATAATCAGCGTCGGCTACAAAATCAGGAGGTTCTATCACATCTACTGCGTGAGTTTTAATTATCTCGTTTACAAACTCCTGAGTCATAGATGACTGTGCATAACCAATGATACGAATAGGTTTGTTGTTTCCAATGATCATAGGCTGGCCAACATGTTGTGTACGGATTCGTTTGTACGTTCACAAATCATACGGAAACAGTTAGAGTCTACATATTCTCGATTGTATTCTGTACTGCCTCGGGTCATTTCATAAAGATCGTCAGCTGACCAAGATTGCAAAGATTTTATTACGGTAACAATCTTTTCTAAACGTGTTAAGTCGCCTACGTCTTCGTCAAAGCTCAGGTCCAGCGGACCGTAATCAAATTGTAGACCTAGACTACGCAACCAACGATACACATAAGCCTGTCCCACAGATATAAATGCTGTGCCACTCACTAGACATTTCCAAGTTTTTTCTGTGATAAATGGACCTGGACGACATACAGCACGCCCGTTGTGCTGTGTGAAGCTGTAGTGATAACTTTCTTGTGTAAAATTCAGTGCGGCCTGACGATAAGCTGTGTTGTTGTAGTTGCCTTCAATACCGTCGTCCTGCGGCAGTTGTAATTTTTGATGATTCCACACTTCTTGAAACAGTTGAGAAAAGTGATCACATACAGCATTACCGGTAGGATCCCAACTGTGTATGTCTTTGGGTCTGTAAAGATTGTGATGCAAGGCAGTTACACAGTCGTCACCCAGGTATTGTTTCAAGGCTGCAAATACAATAGCTTTGCTTTGTGTCACGCGATTGTTCAAGGCACTGGCCTTGTATTGAATATCTTTTTGGAAAGGACGTGGTGTTCTAGGTATGCCAGCAATACGTTGATATATGTTGTTGTAACTTGCATACTGTATTTGATCAGTGTCTAGAGAGTCTGGCATGATGCTACCTGTAAGATGTATAATTTTGCCATTTACTTGATTGGCTATGTGTTCTGGAAAACCAAACATGTAACTGTCGCCGTGAGTAATGTAGTAGTCATAGCCTGGAGGAGGCGCATCCGGATAACTGCCGTCCCATTTCCACTGCGCACACAGCATTAGGTAAACACTTTTGTTTTGAATGTCTGCGATCCAGGGCCACCAATGTAGTATTTCATCGGTAATGATAATGTCTTGTATGGGGCCTGTAACTGCCACAGGAATGTAAGGGTGCATTAATGCTCACTTTGGTTAAAATAGGTAGCGAATCTATTTATAGCCCGGCAGCAGCCGCCGACACGTAACCCTAGCGGTCCTAAGGTGTGTTCTGTCTGGGTTGAGGATAACGAGTGGTACTGGGTTGATCGGGTCGATGTTGGTAGTTGCAAGCAGGATTGAGCACAGCTACTATACGATCTTCTATGGCGCCTAATTTCCGTTTGAATGTTTCAGGATCATCTCCGGCATCTGGCGGAATAGGAAAAAATCTAAGTGTTATATTTTTGAGATCATCCATGCCATAGCCAGCGGCAAAGAAACGTTGACTAAACTCTTGCCAATTTTTCATTTGCTTGGCGCTGGTACATTGATCCAGCAGTTTTTGTATGTGTTTGTACCAGCGTTCACGAAAATTGTTTTTGCTGGCTATGCCTATGTAGAAATATCCCCAGTCGGGGTGATACCAGGCATAGATACCGCTTTGTAAGACTTCAGGCGGTAATTGCTGTTTCTTTTTGAAACGTATTTTTAGACCAGGCTGGCCAGGGACCTTTTGTTGTACAACATCAAATATGCTGTAAAAAGGATATCGAACGCTACGCCCTAGGGCGATCTCATTGAGTCTCATACTGGTGCGTAGGGATTTCTTGGGCAATCACTGCCATCGTCTTCAGGCCAGACTGGATATTGATTATCGTTCATTTGCCATCCACATGTAGTTGACTGCCCTTGTTGAAACTGGGACTAAAAGGACTTTGTGCTACTCGTCCACCTTTGGCCTGACTCCAGGCATAGCCGGCACGATGACCTGAGCAGTCCTTGGTGCAGGGCGATCCTAGGAAGCTGAGTTCATTTAATTCGTTCTTAAGCCAAGTATCAGCAAAGGCCTGGCATAGAGCTTGTATTTTTTTATTCTTAGTAATTTGTAAATGATAAGTTTTGTCACCGGCAGTGGTCTGTTGGCTGGGATCTCTGTAGCCGGCATAGACCTTGTGTACCGGTGTGCTACTGATTAGATCTTTGCAACTTGATCCTTCACGGTCAGGCATGGGTTCAGTGCAGGGACTACAAGTGGTCAAGATAATACTGCCTTCGGGTATTTCACCAAAACGTTCATGATAAGCATCTATGGCCGCACGTTCACCGTGTACATCGCCTTGGTCATTGCGATAGTTCAAGGCGGCCACACAGTTGTTGTCAGGATCTAACACAGCGGCAGCAACCATGCCATACTCAGCCGGATCTCGGCGTTGTCCGTCAATTACCAACTCACACAGCTTGACCAGTAGGCGATCCAGCTTGTCGTGATTGCGAATGTGAAAATCACTTATCTTCATTTTTTGCGGCCTGCGCAATGAGCCCGTTGACTAAAACCTTTAGGATGACTGCAATCGATACTGCTTTTGTATTTGGCCGACCATTTTTCGTCTAACTGATCATCTGGAAAGAATTCACTACCTGGCATACCAAACTCGTCGGCATCATCAAACGAATCATCCGGAACGCCAAGTATATCCTTGACCTGATGCACCCAACCAGATACATCACTGGTGCCAATTTCATCCAGATCGCCTACGCCATACGCAACTTCTTCTACGGCCTGCATGACTTTTTCCGGACCAAATTCTTTTAATAAGTCCAAGTGTGCAACCATGATACGTTTAAGGATCGCGCTTTCGACTTCCTCTGAACTGGTGCTGGATTCTTCTCTAAGGCCTTCGATGCGATCTTGTTCACGTCGCTTGGCACGTTTACGAGTATAGTCAGTTTGTGGATTCTGAGGTTGACGAGCAACAGGTTTACCAGCATCAATATCCTTTTCACGCTGGCGACGCTTGGAGTAATCTGTTTCACCTTCCGTCACACCTTTTTTCTTGTCTTTTAAGTCAGCAAGTTTATTTCTTGCTTGTGCATCGCCGGCGTATCTATTATCGCCCTTGTTCCACATCTTGTTAGCAAGTTCTTCATTACCTTTTTCATCAGCTTTGTTGCCTAGCTGATCATACTTCTGTGAGTGACCTTTAGATTTCTTAATATAGCTCTTTAGTGTTTCAGGGCTTAGTTCATCTAACTGCGCTTCCGCCACACCTTTGTTCTTTTTAACCTGAATCTTTGGACGCTTTGGATAGCGTGGTCCTGCTAATTTATCAATTTGATCTTTTGAAAGATTATTAGTCCAGTTTGTATCACCGTTGGCACGAATCTGCCTTGCTAATTCTGTGCCAGCACCTTTGGGACCAAAGTGGCGATTGGTTGCCTCCTTCATGATAGGATTAAGTGTAATCTTATCAGCTTTTTCTTTTTCACCTTGGTTGTATAACTTTTTCTTCCAGTTATCGTGGAAGCGGCGAGCATCTTCGTAGTAGTCAAATGTTTTAACACACTTGCCAGCCAGGCAAACTTCATATGGCTCTACCTTGTTGAAGTCTTGATAACCTTCCTTGAGACCAACCATGGTTATCTGTCCATCCTGGGACTTAATACCAACTTCCATACTGGGGTATTTGTTTTTTATATTCTGGGCATGTGCTTGGGCTTGGGCATAATCGTTATACTGTTTCAACGGAGTCCAACGTCCGTCTTTGCGACGACCTACTTCATATATTGGACCCAGGTTACGTTCTTGACGTTCGATGTCTAAATTTTTATAGTAACCCTCTTCTAAGGTAGAACCGGCCGGTTTAATACGATCGGCTCTAGGAGCATTTTTTGCCCAGTAGTCCTGCATTTTCTTTTCCTGCTCAGGAGTGGTCGGTGCTGTTTGTGCCACACGGCGCTGTTTACGACCCGCCCGTTCGGCCTGCTTGGCCGCAATGGCCGCCGCTAATTTGGCATCTAGTTCAGCTCGCTTGGCATACAGTTCAGGAACCATGCCAGGACGATAAGGAATATGATAGTGCCGTGCTGCCAACTTGACAGCAGTTTCAAAGTCAACAGCCTGTCCTTCGCGACCCATCTGTTGCATGTATTCTACAGCCGCACGATATAACAATTCGTTGGTAGTCATTTCAGCACCGGGTTCGATGGTTTCGGCCAAGGGTATTTGTTTGCCTTCGGCGGCCATTTGATCTGCTTGAGCTTGTTGAGTTGCTCGAGCTTGTTTAGTTGCTTTTTTAGAATTAATAGATGTTACATTAGAAGCAACTGGTTCATTTTTGATTTTTTTAGTTGACGCTGGTTCTAATCTCATACGGCCAAACAGTTGATCCATTTGGTCTTGGGCAGATTTTTTGTCTGCTACGGTCTTGGCTCTTTTTTCCGCTGCGGCCTTTTGTTTGGCCACACGTTCTGCTCGTTCTTTTTCCAGTTCATCAATACGACCTTGTAGTTGATCAATCTGAGCCTGCGATTGTTTTTGCTGATCCGGCGGCTTGACAGCTGATGCCTGTTGTAGTTGTTGTATCTGTTTGTTCAGTTGAACAATTTCAGCACGAGCTTCAGCATCTTGTGCGGCAACTTCAGCTGGCACAGGCTCTGGTGCATAAGAAGGCTCTGCCTTGGGTTCTGGTGCAGGTTGTGCAACCGTTGTGGGCGGGACCTGCCGTAATTGTTTGTACAGGTTGTCGATTTCGCGACCTTGTGAAGTGATTTCAGAACTTTGTGTTTGATTGGTCTGCACCAACTGTGTTAGTTGTTGTTGCTGACGATCGATTTCAGATTCATGTTGTGCAAGCTGTTGCTCGGTGCGAGCCGCTTGATCCATTTCATCGCGAACCAAGGCTTCAATGTCTGATGCAGCAGATGGCTGACGGCCACGCATCTTTCTCAGTTCACGTGCTACTACAGGGTCACGTGCTGTTTTACCGCTTAGATCCGGTTCTTGAGAATTTTTTTTTTGACCTGCAGATTCGCTTAGGTCCTTGAATGGTTGCCACTGGCGAGCGTCAGGTTGTGTTGTGCCAGTCTGCTGTGGCTCAGGGTGTGGACTAGGCGAAGGTGAAGTCTGCTGTTGTACGCTGGCTCTGTGCTCTGCACTGGGCCTACGATACTGATACGGCTTGAGGCGACTCACAAACAACATGAAATTTTCAAATGTTGAAAAATTCTTTTCAATAGCTTTTTTACGAGCATTTGGATTCATCTGGTACAGTGCGACCAAGGCATTAAAAATACTAGGTTTGGTCAGGGTGGCCTGTTTCTGCTCTTCCATAAACGGAATAATCACATAAGGAACTTCGGCCTTGTAGGCCTGTATCAACTGTTGATATACTGCTTGGCCTGCAGATTCTGGTGTCTGGGCTGTCAATTCAAATGGCTTGTTGCCGGCATCGACTTCGTCCAGCTCGCTTTCGTAGGTAGGACCTTCTTTGCCAGGTCCGCCTTTGCCGGTTAACCAATCCTTGGCATGTCCAATGATGCCCTTGTTAGGGTTAGGATTTACACGCTGTTGCGGAGTAACTACGTCACTACCGACCTTGCCAGGTTGATTTAGTCTGGCCATCTTGGCCTGTTTGTCTGCTACATCCGGAAGTCCTGCTTCACCAACTAGACTACCATAGCCCATGCACTCATCTTGGGTCTCTGGTTTTTTGCCATGTATGATATCCAAACGTTTGGCAACCAGATCTTCGTATTCAGCTTCCAGAGCTTTTACTTGTGCAGGACTGAGATTTCCATTGCGTAACTGTGTACGAATATCTGCGGCTCGTAAACTCAAAGGTTCAATCAATCGAGCAATAGTATTGTCTACTGCACCTTCGTGCAGTTCTTTTTCATGACGGGTATTGAATAAATCTAAGGTTAACATATTATCTTTCTTCTACATAATCTTGTGAATCCGTGACTTCAGGGCGAGCACGGCGATTGCGGAACATTTGTAAAGCAGTTTCCGCATGATCTAATTGTTTGAATTTTGTGGGCATGGCACGTCCAGCATGGCAAATCTTAAAACCATCTTGATCGTTGCCGTGTATTTCACACACACGACCATCGGCCATTTCCATAGTTTTAACCGGTACGCTTTCTCTGGCAATCAAGTCACGATCTTTTGTGTCTTTATCTTTGAGATCTGAATCTCCAGTTTTCTTTTCTTTGATGTCCGAATCTTCGATTTCATCTGCTACAGTCTTGATAAAATCTGTGAATGATTTTTTAACTTTGTCTAAGACATCTTCGGCCACTTCGTTGTCTACAGACTCTTCGCAACCACCAACCAATTTGCCAGCCATTGGATTTTTAGGATCTTTTTTGGCAGTGAGTACTGCTACTGTTTTTGGTCGAAAGGTAGCACTCAGCTGATTGACTGAACGTTGGTTTTTATCCAGTCCTTCTTCAAGAACACGGAGGCGATCTACTATACTATAGATGTCGTTATGATCTGGTGCCATTGCTCATGCCCTTGCTTCCTTTAAGCTACTGCGCAACTGCCAGGCAAATTTATTGGTCTGGCTGAGTCGTTCAGCGATAAAGTTCGCTATGTCTTGTTTGTTTTCTTTGGTGGCAGCTGCAAAGCATTGATTCAACAAATCAACCATGACTTCGCTACTGGCCAACAATTCTTCAATCATTAATCGGGCACGTGGTACCTTGGTCTGTCCAGGTATCTTACTGAGTTCTAAAAAACGTTCTAGGCTGCCTGGAGCATACTCGTCCAGGCTCCTGATGTATTCGGCTATGGGATCTACAGCACTGTAAGCATCTTCGTAGATCTTTTGGAAAAACTTGTGATACTGATAAAAATCTGGAGTTTCAACATTCCAATGGAACGCATGTGCCTTTACATAGTAGGCAAATTGTGTTCCCAACAGGACTTTTAACAAATCAGCTAACACGACGTTTTTTTCCTTTTTTCATATAGGCGGGAGTATTAGGATACGGATCCGCGCTGTTAGAGTATTTACCTGTAAAGAAGCTTCCGCCATTTCTTGTGATCATACCGCCCAAGGGCATCGCAACCGGAGCAATACTGCCCGCAACTGTGGCGCAGGTACTGCCTTCCTCGTTTAAAGTAACAAATTCGTGCAGTCTCATTGTTCAATCCTTACAATATTGCCCGGAATCACCGAAACATTGCCATAGCTGGCTCGCATGTTGGTCACATCCAAGTGAGCCAGGTGTGGTGGTACCAATTCCCATCTGAGTTGATAATCGCCAGGTTCAGCTTCGATTGGTACTGTTTCTTCTAGGTAAAAATTGTCCCATTCCCAGGTGCGCTCTGTGAACAATTCGTCATTTACGTACAGACGATAGATAGGATTTAGTCCTTCCCAGCGACAGTGTATATCAGCAGTAATTTGCACGAAACGTTTGTTCATGCTGTATTTAGTTGGGTTTTATTTGACTTCTCTGATGTTGCTAATACTCTGATCCTTGATACCGTACTGAGCTTTCATTAACCTACGAGCCTGCGTTAGATCGGCGGCTGTAACTGTAGCTTCTACATATTCGGTGTAGTCGGGTTGTTCGATACGCAAGGTAGCGGCCCATAATCGATATTTGGGATATATGTCTCGGGCTCTCATCGTCCTGTCCACTTGGCTATCATGCTGACATATTGGCTTGAGTAGATTCCGGTGCCACGGCGAGTGCTACGCATACTGCGTTTTCCAGGCTCTACAGGGAATGTGTAGCGTGTCCAAGTGTCATTTTGATCTACTATCTTGTCACCTGGCTTGGCACGATATTCCGGAGTGCGGTCCATGGCATAGCCCAACACTTCTACTCCGGGTATTGAGTCCAACATGAGCCACATGGCTTGTCCAAATTTGGTCTGTGTTTCCCCAGCTTCAATTGTGAGTTTAAGTATGCTGAGAGCAATACCATACAAGGCCTTGCCCATGCCCCGACCACGATAGTCTGGATCGGTTATTACAGTTTCCACACGCCAGGTTTTGAGTGGATCGCGAGTGGCAAACAGGTCTAATTCTGCGGCTAGAGTGTCATCATCAAAGATCATAATTTCCATAAACTCTGGATCTTTTCGA